CCCTGATGCACGAACCCGATCAGTGCGAAGAGATCGGTGCGACTCTGGATCCGGCGCACTTCAGCAATGAAGACAACAGCGCGCTGTATGCCATGATCCTGGGCTGCCACTCGAAAAAGGTTCGCCCTGACTCGATTACGCTTTCCGAAATCCGCTCAGAGCTGCCGAGCGGCGAACTGACCATTGTTTACGCCTCCGACATCATGCGGAACGTGCCGAGCGCGGCGAACGGAAAGCACTACGCAAAGATCGTGATCGAGCGCGCCAACGCCCGCAAACTTTACGAGGTCGGCCAGCAGCTGATGGAGCTGGCCATGAGTGCCGGCACTGTGTCAGAGCAGGTCTCCCGCGCTCAGGCGCTAGTGATGGAGCTCAACGCTCAAGACGAATCGCCCGATGTCGTGACCATGAAAGAGGCGCTTGGCGACGTGTTCGCCGATATGCAGGATCGCCTGGACGGCAAGCAGGTCATGGGTCTGGACTTCGGATTGGCCGACCTGGACAAGCTGGTTTGCAGCTTCCGCCCTGGTAACCTAGGGATCATCGCCGGTCGCCCTGGTACCGGTAAGACGGTGCTGGGCCTTGGCCTGGCGGATCGCGTGGCGGTGAATGGTGGCGCGGCGCTGGTGTTCAGCCTGGAAATGCCCAAGAAGGAACTGGCAAAGCGCTCGCTTGCGGCTCAGTCGAGTGTCAGCCAGAACTGGATCGAGTCCGGCCAGGCCGTCACAGATGAGGCGGCATCAGCGCGAATATTCGCGGCAACGGCGAAGCTGGCGGCTGCTGACGTGCGGATATGCGACAAAGGCGGCATGACGTTCGCCAGAATTTGCAGCATTTCCCGCTTCGAGAACCGCGCCAAGAAGCTCGACCTGATCGTCATCGATTATCTGAGTCTGATTGCCACCGACCCGAACTCAAGATTCCAAAACCGAAACCTTGAGCTCGGCGCATACACTCGAGGATTCAAAGCGCTGGCCAAAGAACTGGGTATTCCGGTCATCGTCCTGGCCCAGCTCAACCGAAGTATTGAATCCCGAGGCGGTGACGCAAAGCCAAAGATGAGCGACCTGCGCGACTCCGGCGAGATCGAGAACGATGCTGACGTGATCATCATTGCCCACCGCGACAAGGACAGCGAGCACGGCCGGAACGGCATCACGGAAATCGAAGTGCCGAAGGTCCGTCACGCGCAGATCGGCGGCTGCCTGCTCCAGTTCCAGGGTGAGTACGCCCGGTTCGTGAATGCTGCGGCTGGTTCGTATGACAACGAACAGTCCGAGCCTGCGCCGCCGCGCCGGTCGGCTCGCTCGATGGTTGGGAGTGGTCGCTAATGAGCTCAGATAAAACGATATTCCGGCACGGCAATTACGAAATGCGATCGCACTCGGAAACGTGCGTAGCGGACGCAATGGACCAGCTCGGCGTGACCTGGCTGTACGAGCATCGACGAGTGGACACCCGGCACGGCTGGTATGTGCCTGATTTCTATCTGCCAATGGCGAACCTGTTCATCGAGGTCAAAGGCGCGCCACCAACCCAGGAAGAGATCGACAAGGCGATGGACGCTCAGGCAGAGACCGGATCCCCTGTTCTGTTCGCTCACGGTCGCCCAAAGATGGAAATGGCCTCGGTCCATGGCGGTCGATACAGCTACTTCACGCCCAGGGGCGAGGTTGGCTGGTCAAGTTTCGAGGTCTGCAAGCTGATCAGGCTAAGCATGAGCATGGCCACCTACGCGGCATTCATCCGAGCCGCCGAGCACAAGGCAAAGCCTGACTGCGTGATGATCGGCGAGCTTCTGGACGAGCGTGTGCGCGCCTGGATGGGCAGGTCTGACTATGACGAATGCTTGCGGCGTCAGCACGGAGAACTGAACGCGGAAAAATCAGCCGTTGTTCGACAGGCTTCCAAGTCAGAATGGTTCCTGGCTCAAGTGTCGGCAAAGCTGTCAGCGCCCGCCTAATCCCGTGTGGATAAGCAAGCGCGATGGTTGCTCGCAAATCGGAATAGAACCTGCCTGGCGCGATGTCAGGCAGGATCAACGGGATATAGGGGTGGATGGGATGAGCATAATGACCAAGGGCGTCATCGGGATGCCTTACACGATTGCGATGAACAGCGAAATGTCGCGCCGGCAGTTCTACAGCCATGCTCAGGTTTTGCTGGCCGAGGTCGAACGCCTGCGGACTGCCGAAGGCGATGCGATGACCTACAAGGCCGGAATGGAGAACGTCGCCCAGCAGCGGGACCAGGTCAAGGCTGAGGTTGAGGCACTGCGCAAGGATTCCGAAGCCTATCGCTTGCTGAGTTTCTGCCACGGTCAAGGAACGCTGGAGCTAGTTCAGTCCCACCATGAGCTGTGCGCCGAGATTCGCCGCTTGAAGATCCTTTCCGGCGAACCGGTACCGCCGACTCCCGATGAGTTCGTCGGGCCAAGCCCGGAAGGACCGACTGCACGCATCCGCCGCAAGATTTGCGCCATGAGCAAGGAGGGAAAGTGATGGAAGCGGAAAAAGGAAGTGCTGAGCGCGACCAGTTGTTCGGAATGACCGAACAGCTCAAGGCTGAGAACGAGGTGCTGCGAAAGGCGTTGACCGATATCCGCGAGAACTCCAGTGACCTGGGCGCTTGCGAGTGTGCGGCTGATGCGCTCGCGGACTCTCGTCGTCAGTGAGTACCAGGCGCACAGTGAGTCAGATACTCACAGTGCGCCTCGATTGTACGAAGTGGTTCCGCCCTGTATGCTGCGCCCACGTGAATGCTCCCTGTGAGAGGCGGCCCCAGCTTTACTAACTGAGGCCACAACGAAAAACCGCCATCCTTAGGCGGTTTTTTTATGCGTGCAATTCAGACGGTGAACCCGGTACTCACGATGATCGCCGTGAGTTTTTGGCAATGTACTCGTCGATAAACCGCTGAATTTCCGTCGTCATGTCCGACTCATTGCGCTTACATGCGCGCCAGAACTTTTCGTGCTTCTCGGCACTGATGCGAACGTTCAGTCGGGCTTCTTTGACGACCGGCTTGCTGGCCTGCCCGAGGGCCTTTGCCACATGCGGGGCGGATCTGCTCGGCTGTGTTGAGATTAGTTTTGTTTCTGAGGTGCGAGCCATAATCAGGCCTCCAATAGTTTCTTGACGGCTTCAGCGAATCTCAGCGACTCCAGGCGTATCTGGCTGTCGCCGCTTCTCGTTGGGGTTTTCCCTCTGGCGAGGGCTGTCGGGTATCCGATCCGGTCGCACAGGGGTACGCTGACAACGGGCAGCTCGTAGCCGTACAGCGCCTCGGCGATGTCCCGGCCGAGCAGCGTGTTCTGGTCCAGTCGATTGACGAACAGCGCAGCGATGAACTCGGGGCGGTGCGCCAGGTGCGCCTTCATCAGCTCGATGGAGTCGGCGGCTGCCCAGATGTCGAACATGCTCGGCGCGCACGGCAGCAGCGCCATGTCCAGATAGGGCAGCGCATCTGCCGACAACTCCCCCTTTGTGTCGATCACCGCGTAGTCAAACCCCGACAGGCCCTTCAGGTCGGCCAGGCGCTCGGCGGTGAATATCTCGAGCGTGTTCGGCAGATTCGCAATCTCCACCCACCGACTGATGCTGCCTTGCGGGTCGGTATCGATCAGGGCAACGCGGTGTTTCTGAGCCAGCGCACCGGCCAGGGTGACCGCGCTGGTTGACTTGCCAGCTCCGCCCTTCTGCGTCCATAGGCCAATCCTTTTCATGAGTACAGTGCCCATCGTGAGTATTTGGCTCACAGGATATACGAATGTGCGGAAATCGCTTTGCTTATTCGCGGGCATCGCATATAGTCTCTCCAGAGGGACCAGAAAGGGACCTGAGGGGATCAAGATGCAATCCAGGGGCGTGGCAATTTTTCTGTATGACTTCACCGGGCTTATGGCTAAGCCATGGCTTGAGGCTGGCTACGAGTGCTGGTGCTTTGATGGTCAGCATCCGCAAGGGATCACGCGAGACGGCCTGCACGTCAAGGTCGGAATGCAGTTCTATCCTGGTCGAACAGACGAACATGCATCGGTAATCGCCCAGATGGTTGGCGGAAATGTTTGCATGGTGTTTGGGTTCCCTGAGTGCACGGATCTGACGAAAGCCGGCGCGCTGCACTTCGCGAAGAAGCGCCTGGAAAATCCGATGTTTCAGCAGGAGGCCATGGAGCTTGCGCTGCTGATCCCGAAAGTTGCCGAGCAATGCGGGACCGACTGCTGGGCCTTCGAGAACCCGAACGGCCGGCTATCGACCCTGTACCGCAAGCCGAACTTCTCGTTTCACCCGTGCAATTACGGCGGATATCTTCCAGCTGATGACGTTCATCCGCTCTATCCAGCGGTCTACCCAGGGCGTGACGCCTACAACAAAGGCACCGACATCTGGTGCGGCCCCGACTTCTGTGAGCCTGAGCGCATCCACGTACCGGTGCTCTACAAGGACAACCCAGGCTGGAAGAAATGTGGCGGGAAGTCGACCCGCACCAAGAACATTCGAAGCGCAACGCCGCGCGGCTTTTCACTGGCCACGCACCAGCACAACGCGCCTCACCTTAAGAAAACAGCAGAAGTGAAAGCCGCATGAAGCTGGACCCAAGCAAGTTAAGCAGTGACCCGGCACACATCAGGCAGCTGATCGCATCGTCCGGGATGACGCAGAAGGAAGCAGCCGCGGCATTGGGCGTCGGTCACCGAACGATCGGCGACTGGCTCGGCGGCAAGATCAAGTGGTCCTACCCGGCGCAGTACGCGCTGGAGTGTCTTGTTAAATACGGGGTGGTGAAGAAATGAATATTCCTGAAGGTTGCAAGATGGCAGCAAGTCATCCAGGGCATCCCGTCCTGAGCTCGGTTGAACTGCTGAAGTTATCGTCCGACATAGCTCAGGCTATTGAGCGGTGCAGCGCCAGTGTCGAGCTGACGAACGCGGTAACGCTTGCCAGCGATATGTATTTTCACCTTCGCCGCTACATTGAGCGTGGCGCCGCCCCGGTACCGCCATCGGTTGAAAGCCTTCTGGAAAACTGGACGCCAATCGATCAGCAGGCGTTCGCCAAGTTCCGCGACGAGCACTTCCCGGGTGAAATGAGCAGCTACGCAATCCAGTCGCTGGGCTCGGCCTGGAAGGATGGGCAGGCCAATGCATCGCCCGAAGCGCCGCAATACACCGGCACCGGCAGCGATTCCCTCGATTGCATCCTGGGCGTTGGCGGCTTCGCAAGCTTCGGTCCTCTGGATGCGCAACCCGCCGCCCACCTGACCATCCCTGGCGCGCTGGAGTGGGATGGTGATAATGGTACTCACGGTGCTGACGGTGAGTCGCGTGTTCACGGTGAGTCTGTCCGTGCGGTTGATGCGCTCCTGCTTGATGGCTGCGTTGAGCACAGGCATCCAGGCTATGGCGGCGGATACTTCGGGACGGAAGTAGTGAAGCTCTACACCGGGCCCGATGCAGGCGAGGTTGAATCGCTTCGTTCCCAGCTGGCCAACACCGAACAATCGCGCCGCTCGTTCTTCGACTTGAGCCAAGATCTGGAGAAGAGGCTGGCCGAGCGGGATGCGCTGCTTCTTGAGGCGTCTACCTGGATCAAGCAAAACAGTTTTGGCGGTTGTGATGCTGTTGATTTGTGGGAGCGGATCGACGCCAGCGCAGAGCCGACCAAGGACCATTCCGTTGATGCCGCCGAAATGGCCAAGGTGGCAGAGCCAAAGCCGTACGCAGCCATGAGCGAGGCGGAGGCTGACGAATTCCTGTCGTCGTTCGGCGGGGGCAGCGGCAACAAGGCCAAGCGCCGGATCGCGGCAATTGAAAAGGCCAAGACCAAGACCTGCATCGAATGCGATCAGCCCTACTGCCACGGCGTATGCGTTGAGCGCGGCGATCAGGACTATGACCGGGATCAGGCTGCGAAGGGTGGCGACGATGCGTAAAACTGCAGAAATGATGGATGCAACGCACAAGCGGAATGCAGAGCCTGTCGTTGAATCCCCGAAAAACTGCCGGCATGAGTGGATTGATGACGGGATGTTCACGCTTGTGTGCGTGCATTGCGGGGCAGAAGAGCATCAGCCTCATGAAGAGGATGTCGACCAATGATCGGGCTCGCAATCTGGCTGGCAATCCAGCTCCCGCTTGGCCATCTGATCGGCCGGGTTCAGCGCCAAAAGCGCAAGTTTGACGAGGCGTTCAGGCATGGCTGAAAAGATCAGCGTCAACTGCCAGGCCAAGTTGTCCGAGGCCATCACCGCGCTCAGCTCAATGTTCCGCGACAAGAAGTTCGTCGTGGTCTCTCTTCGCCCGGGCAAGGATCGCACCCTGGATCAAAACGCCCTGTGGTTCGCCTTTTACAAGCGCATTGCCGAAATGACGCAGATCGGCGACCCGGCGGACGCCCGGCGATACTGCAAATTGCACCACGGCGTGCAGATCCTGCTAAACGATGACCAGGAGTTCCAGAATTCCTGGTACCGGGTCATGCGCCATCTGCCCTACGAGGAAAAGCTTTCCATGATGGGCGATTGCAAGTTGTTCGGGCCGGACGGCTTCCCTGTGACCAGCCTGTTCAATCGCGCCCAGGGTATCGCCTACACCGACCGAATCGTCGCCGAGTTCACAGCGCAAGGCGTGTTCTTCGGTGATCTGCTGAGCGAGGTGGCTGCATGACGATCGAGCGCAAGCAGCCGCGACCGAAGACCTGCAAAAACCCAGCCTGCAAATCATCATTCGTCCCGCAGCGCCTCGGGCAAGCCGTCTGCAACTACGCCTGCGGCCTGGCCATCAAGGACGTGAACCAGGAGAAGGCGCGCAAGGCTCTGGTCGACGTAGGGCGAAAGGAGCTGAAGGCCGCCAAGGAGCGCATTAAGCCGAAGGGGCAGTACATGCGTGAGGCGCAACAGGCTTTTAACGCTTGGGTGCGCGCCAGGGACGCAGGCCTTCCATGCATATCGTGCGGAACAACGGCGGATATCCAGTATGCAGCTGGGCATTTCAGATCTGCCGGAGGGCACCCAGAGCTTAGGTTTGACCCGCTCAATGTCCACCTTCAATGCAATCGCAACTGCAACATGGCCAAGTCTGGAAACCTCGGGCCTTACCGGGTCGAGCTGATAAAGCGCATCGGGCAGGAAAAGGTCGATTGGCTCGAAGGCCCGCATGATCCAAAGCGCTACACGATTGAAGACCTGAAAGCCATCAAGGCCCACTACCGGGCGCTGGCCCGCGAACTGAAGAGAGCGACAGCATGAGTATGACAGCAGTTAACGCCGGCTTGACCGCAGCAAGCGCAGCGAATAACGCAGCAGCGCAGTCCGCTGCGCACCGGGCTCGCGTGGATCGTTGCACCGTATTCGAGAGCCGATTTGAGGTCGCACGGGCTTCCGTTGCAGAAAAGCAAGAATACGCATCGTGTGTTGAAACGCTTTACCCAATGCCAGTAACTGAAGGCGAAACATCACTGATAAAGGCGTGCATCGTGGTACTGCTGATCGCCATGGTCTTAGGCATTATCTGGGGATGGCGGGATTCGCGGGACTGGGAAGGCCCTGTGTTGTGCGGCCTGATGTTTCCTGTATTCGCTGCCTTAGCCATGTTCATCATTGGCCTGATAATCCTGGGCGTCGAGTATTTATTCACATGAACCGCCGCCCATCAATGTTTCAGCAGCCAGCGCCATCGCCCTGGTACGTCAACAAAACCAAATGCACCGAGTGCGGCAAGTCTCGCGCCTCGGGCAGTCATGCGAAGTGCAGCCGGGCGCGGCAGATGCGGTTTGCGGGGGAGAACAAGGCATGAGCCTGATCAAACGATTTGAACGAAACACCGTAGGCACCGACTACGCAGTCGGCGACATCCATGGCCATTTCACCCGGCTACAGGAAGCGCTTGATGCCATCGGCTTCGATCCTGCAGCTGACCGGCTGTTCAGCGTTGGCGATCTGGTCGACCGCGGGCCTGAGTCGCTGGACGTGGACACTTGGCTACTGCGCAAGCCATGGTTCCACGCTGTACGTGGCAACCATGAGCAACTGACCATCGAATCGAACGCTGCCGGGCGCGAAAGCAATCAATGCGGCCTGCACTTCATCAATGGCGGCGAATGGTTTTACGGGATATCGAGCGTCGATCAGGGCTGCTACGCCAGCATCCTTGAGGATTTGCCGCTGCTGATCGAGGTCGACACAGCCGGCGGGGTTGTCGGTCTGGTGCATGCGGATTGCCCGCGCAGCAACTGGAATGATCTGGTGAGCGCCATTGAGCTGGGTGACAGCGAGTCGGATCACCTTATCGCCATGTGCCAGTGGTCAAGAAGTCGAATCAGTGCGGGAGATATGTCCGGGGTTGAAGGGGCTCGCGCCGTAGTGGTAGGCCATACACCGTTGAGCGCAATGACTGTGCTCGGCAACGTCTACCACATCGACACCGCCGGATGGCATCGCGGACACTTCACGCTGCTGAATCTGGGCATCCTGGAGCCGGCCGAAAATAAGTGATGGCATTCTGATTATTACGGTCCCTACAGAGGGACTGTATCGGATATGATAGCGCGCGTAGGCAAACAAACAGGGAGTGGATCGCGTGACCGGATACCTAATCAAAAACACTGCAGGCGAGACCAATCGCTTCCACGTCTACCGGCCAGGCGAGAAATTCCCGGCATTCATGCTGCCGACGATCGATGAGGCGTTTGCCATGATCGATCTGGACAAGGCGCAGCCTGTAATCGAAGCCACCAAGACCGAATCGGAGATCGACCAATGAAGGCGAAGGCGACCGACGATCAATTGCGCGAGGCGCTGGCCACCATGACCGTGGCGCAGACCGCGGCGCACTTCGGCATGAACGAGCGCACTGTCTGGTCGCGCAAGGCCAAGCTGACCGGCCTGGCGCCATCGCCGGAACGCCCAGTCGCCCAAGCATCCGCCAAGACCATCGACGCCACCAACTCCAAAACGTTCGTCGTCACCGCCGCCGTAAACGCCACCAAGGCGCACGCCGGGTTCATGAAGACGCTGCAGCTCTACTGCGCACTGCGCGGCGCTCAGCTGATCGTTATCCCGATGCGGTACCGCAACCCGACCAGCCGCAACGAAGACGGCACGGATGAATGGTGGGATGACCGACTTGTCCCGTACCTGACGCATGAGCGCACCCGGATTGCCAAGAGCCTGGTCGTGCTGGCCGATATCAAGATTCAGCCGACCGCAATCAACCCGCTGCAAGGCTGGCTGACCGTGAGCGGTACTGACTCGGCGATCCTGGGTCACACCAAGATCGCGCTGAAGTCCGTCGCGTCCAAAATGGGTAGCCCGGCCAAGCTGGTCATGACCACGGGCGCCTGCACCGTCGAGAATTACAGCGACACCAATGCCGGCGCCAAGGGCCAGTTTCACCACACGCTCGGCGCCTGCGTGGTCGAAGTCAGCGGTGACCATGCGCACACCCGGCAGATCTGCCCGCTCAAGGACGGATCGTTTATCGACCTGGCGACCAAGTACACCACCAAGGGCGTAGAGCCTGCGCCACGGGCCGAAGCGCTGACCATGGGCGACATCCATGCCGAGGTGGCAGAACGCCGCGTGCTGAAGGCTACCGCCGAGCTGGCGACCATGCTCAAGCCAAAGACCATTGTCGCGCATGACGTGCTCAACTTCGGTTCGGCCAGCCATCACAGCAAATACTTCGAGAAGTTCGAGCGCCAGATGCGCGGGACTTCCAGCGTGCTCAAGGAATTGAAGGCTACGGCCAAGGTGCTGGACGAAATCAGCGGCCTGGCCGATCAAGTGGTCATGGTCAACTCGAACCACCACGACCACTTCAAGCAGTGGCTGGAGAAGGCCGAGCACGCCAACGACCTGGAAAACGCGCTGGTCTACCACGAAACCAAGACCGTCATGCTCCAGGCGATCCACGACGGCGGCTATGTCGACCCGTTCCAGCACTGGATGGGCAAGCTGATGCGCCAAGGCAATCTGCGCTGGCTCAAGCCTGCTGAATCGTTCTCCCGCTTCGGTATCGAGTATTCGTTCCATGGCCACAAGGGGCCGAACGGTGCGCGGGGCTCAACCAAGGGATTCGCCAACATCGGCGCCAAGATCGTCAAGGGTCACAGCCACGGAGCCGAGATCGTCGACGGCGCCCGCTCGGTCGGCACCACGTCCAAGATGAACATGGGCTACAACGCCGACTCGCCATCAGGCTGGACCTGGACGCACGACATCACCTACGCCAACGGCAAGCAGACGCTGATCCACTGCATCGGGGGCTCGTTCTTCCGTAACGATCAGGCAGAGACGCTGGCGTAAGCCAGGCGACAGAGTTTTTCCAAAAAAGTGAATATCAGGGGTGATAGATGAAAAATATGGATCTGGCTGCAATTGCGGAATTGTCGCACTCGACTTTGCGCAACTACATCCTGCCCGGACTTGATAGCTCTCTGCTGGGGGCAACAACGCGGATATTCACCAATGCCCGCGAAAGCAGCGGAATGATCACGCCACACAGCCACCGATTCGACTTCCAGTGTCTGGTGATGCGCGGGTCAGTAGTGAACACCATTTACGATGTCGATGAATCCGGTGATGCCTACATGATGTCGTCACTGCGATACATGGGCGAGCCTGGCGCATACGAAAAGCTGCAAGGGATCGATGGCTTGTTTAGCGCGCGGAAGGCGACCTACGAAGCCGGGGAGTGGTACGGGATGCGGCATGACGAGATTCATTCGATCAGTTTCTCGCGTGACGCTGTGGTGCTGTTCATTGAGGGCGCACAGGTCACTGACACGTCCGTATACCTTGAGCCGTTTGTGCGCGGCGAGGTGATCCCGACAATGAACACTGAGCCATGGATGTTCGCCAAGGAGGCAGGGCAATGATCTACGAAGGGATGACGACTGACCGGGAAGCCGATGACTTGCTGACCCACTGGGGCCGCTGGACTGTTCAAGGGGCAGGGGTTCCAGGCTGCTCCGCTCCAGGAGAGGCGCCGGTAACGATCATCACCGACGACGAGGCGCTGCTGATTGATCGCCTGGTGGGCCGGCTGAAGCTTCGATACCCGGAGTGCGGGAGGGTGATCAAGCGCTACTACACCAGCGACCTGACAATTGCCCAGCTGGCCACAAAACTGGAAATGAGCAAGGAGTCGACGCGGCAACTGTGGAAGGCTGGAGTTGCCTGGGTTGATGGCGCTTTAGAATCGCGCCGCTCAGTCCCTTGACAGGGACCGGTCCGTAACTGTACATTTCCTTCATAGTGCGGTTTTACCGTCAGTTAAAAGATCAACCAACGCCACCGACGCGGATAAAACCGCCAGCCCGCATGTGCGGAAGCGTCTTTATTGGAATGCCAGCTCGATCGACAGGAAGCTCTCACCCCTGGCGAAATGTTGATTGAGCTGGCACCCCAATGCAGATGGCGAATAGCTCAGTGGTAGAGCAATCGGCTGTTAACCGATCGGTCGCAGGTTCGAATCCTGCTTTGCCAGCCAAATATGCCGCCATAGCTCAGTTGATCAGAGCAACCGCCTTGTAAGCGGTAGGCCCCGGGTTTGAATCCACGGTGGTGGCACCAAATACAAAGCCTCGACAAGTTCGGGGCTTTCTCGTTTCTGGCTCCCGTGCAGCCTCTAATCGCTTCGGCAAGGCCATGCACGGGGACCGGATCTAATTCAGCCCCGAGGGGCCAGAGAATGCGCCCCATGAACGAAAGCCCTGACAACCTATCGCGCCTGCTCGCGTGGCTGAGCATCAATTCGCCGATGCTCTACGCCGCCGCCCTGTCGTGCTGGATCGCCTTCTTGCGCGTTATGTACAACCGCGGCGGGTGGCGCCAGTCGATCCTTGAGGCTGCGCTGTGCGGCGCGATCACTGCCGGGGCATTCCCGCTGCTGGAATACCTGGGCCTGCCGCTGAACCTCGCGGCTGCGCTGGGGGCAATCATCGGCACGCTGGGCGTGAAAAAGATCGTCTCCATGGCCGAGCAATACGCCGACCTCAAATTCCCGGGAAGAGGGCAATGACATGCAACTGATCGACAACTGGAAAGACGCCTGGAAGCTGAGCAGCGTTCAAGCTGGCGCGGCCATCACTGCGCTGGGCGTGGCTGAGCAGGTATTGCCAGCACTACAAGCGGCGCTGCCGACCGGTATCTACGCGATCCTGGGTGCGCTGGTCATGGTTGCCCGCATCGTGCTTCAGCCGAAGCTGGTCAAGTAAATATCCAGCGCTACGAATTCACAAAGCGCGAAACGTAGCGCGAACAAGGGGCGAGCAATGAACGCACAAGAATTCTGCTATTGGCTGCAAGGATCTTCTGAACTGAATCCTGAGTGGGTGCCGAGCCCTGAACAGTGGCAGTCGATCAAAGAGCACCTACAAACGGTGTTCGTGAAGGTGACGCCGCAGATTAGCGTCACGCCAATGGCTCCGATGCATCCCGGGCAATCAGGCATTCGAACACTTGAGCTTCGACCGGCGGATCGGCTGGCTGAACTGATGCGCGGTTCGACAATTGCATGGCCGGGCGGTGTCGCGCCGACCATCACATGCTGATCCTCCTGTACATGCTGGCCTTCGTGCATCAGGTGCGCGAAGGCTGGGCAGATCCCCCGTGGCATTGCGCCAAACCTGAAAACCAGCCCCGTGACGCATGGGATCGCGACCATAAGGCGGTCGTATGAACCATAGATGCGGGGGCATTTACTGAGGCGGTCCAAGAGGCTGCCAGATCAAAGAGGAGCGACCATGTCAGCGAATACCAATTCATCGAAAGGCGTTTCAACCCTCGGTTGGTCGGCAATCGGCCTGATTGTGCTGATCCTTGCTGCGTTCAGTTTCGTATGACGACCATCGCCTACAAGGATGGCGTGATCGCCTATGACGGCCGCCAGACCCGAAACAATCGCATCGTTTCCGACAACTCACCGAAGTGCCAGGTAGTCGATGGGGTCAGCTTCTTCCTGTCTGGCGCGGTATGCGATGAGAAGGCTTTGATCGCCGCCTACTTCGGGACTCCATCGCCGGTTCCTGTGGAGTGCTCAGGTTATGCCGTAGATGGCGGCAAACTGATGATGATCGGTCATGACGACGGCACTGGCATCTGGAAGCAGGAGCTCGACCCGGCCAATCCCGACGCCATTGGGAGCGGCTCCCCATATGCCCTGGCTGCAATGGATATGGGTGCAAGCGCAGAAGATGCTGTGCGCGCTGCGATGAAGCGGGATATCTACACCGGCGGCCTGATCCGCGCGCTGACCATCAAGGCATGACCGCATCCCCTGAGCGCATTCGCTGAGTGCGCTGACGAGATGCCAACACCAAACACTGACAACCTGAAAAGGCACCAAAGTCTCAAGGAATCCTTATGGCGCTGACAGCAAAGCAGCGGCGCTTCGTGGATGAATACCTTAAAGACCTGAACGCCACGCAGGCCGCCAT